GCATAAAATTTGAACCGCCTCTTGTGCTAATTCCGGTGTCATTCCCTTCGCCATCATCTCTTGTATCAAATAAGCCTGAGAAACTTCTATCCAATTTCTGTATACTTGATAAAAAAAAACAACCGATTGATAAATATGCATAAAGTTAGAGGCTTGTAGGTCTGCTGCATAATCGCTATGCTTGGCAGCGTCGTAGGTATCATCTACCCATCTGCCGTACCAAGTCCTGCGCTGAGGCATAACCATTGAGGCTGCTAACTTGTGCAGGTTACCTACTAAGTCGGTGCTAAATACTTTGCTCTCGATGTATCTGGCTGCTTTTATCTGCTGAACATCATAGATAAATCTATAACGTTTGCCATTTACTTCTGTGTACCTGACCGGCTTACCTTCTATCTTATCGTCTAAAAAACTTAGTGTACCCCTTAGATTATTGAACTGCTGAATAGTCAAGCTATCCACCTGAGTGTCTGTAAGGTTGTAGATTATGCCTACTAACTTACTCTCTACATCTAAATTAGTCCAATCCTTCTCAGGCTTAGTAACTATCGGATAGATTTGTTGGTACTGCCAAACTGTTAATTCGTTCCAAGTCATTTTCTTAGTTTTAACATTATCTCATAAGCAAGATGCCCACCTATGTAGCATAACGCTGCCAAAGGTAAGCAAATTGCAAAGAAGTATAATATTTTTATTATTTTAATGATACGGCTACGTTTGTGGTGCTACTCTTTGCCGGGGGGTAAACCTTTTTAACCTCGCCAGTAACTCCGTTAATGATTTCAAGCCCTTGATGTGGCACTTTTTTTAAGAACTCTTCCATGTCCTTTTTACGCTTTGTAGCATCGTTGAAGTCAGCCATTATCTCCTCGTAGTCTGTGCTTTCGCATTTCGAGAAGTCATACTTAACCCCTACCTCTCTAATGTTAAACTTGGCACTCATATACTCAAAGTCCTTGCCATTTAATACGGCTGCTTGTAATACGGCATCTTTGTAGTCCTTGTTGTTCTTTAATGTGTCAAGCATATCCTCTAAGGCTTTAACCTGTATATGCGTTTTTAACGGGTCAAGCTCCCCTGCGTTTAAGCGTTCAATTACTTGATGGGTAAACTCCACCCTTTGTTCTTTTGTTGTTTCGAAGATTTGTTGTAATTCCATTTGTTTATATTGTTTCTGGTTTATAGTTCTCAATGTCAAAAAAGCCGATAGCTGACTTATGTTCCGGCTTCCTTAATCTGCGCTTAGAAGGTTCATAACCCTTCTCATTACAGTATGTAAGTATTTCCAGATAGGTAGCATCTATGTTATTCATCATTATGCTGATAGGCTCACTTGCGTAATATTTGTCTATGTATTCTTTGTTGCTTTGGGTCATAGTTTTTAATTGTGTAGTCAAATAAAGCTGCCATTACAAAACCTGTTGCAATTAGCAGAAGGCAGATAGCGTAAATCATTTTGAGTAGATGTCTTGTAATTGTCCAATAAGGTAACAAGCTACTAAAAATACGGCTAATAATTGTGCGGTTTCTTTTTTCATTGTGTTTGGTTTAGTGGGTTAAATTGTGCGTTGAATAGCCGCACCCCTATTTTTGTTTATTTGATTGCTTTAATTTTTTTACTAATTGCTAAGTAGGTTTCGCAGTATTCATTTGTTGTTAAAAGCTTTTGTGCGAAAGCAATTCTTAGGTCTTGTAGTTGTTTTTCTAATTGGCTTAAAGTTGTCATTGTGTTTTGTTTTATGGTTAATTGGTATGTAAATCTACAACCTTTTAACATTCAACAATCAAATGGGTAAACTTTTTTTTAAAAATTGTGATGAACGGCAAATATCAAGGATAAGCGGTAAATTATAGGAAGGCATACCTACCCGTGCCACGTTTAAGGCTGAAATTCTGCCAAGCCAATGCCAGAGCCATTACGGCATCATCATGGAAGCCGGAAGGTGCTGAGTACTTTACCCCCGTTGCCGTATACTGATACTCAAATACTTCAAGCTCTTGGCTTATTATCCCCTCAGGATAGCCAATCTTCCCTTGATGTATCGCAGCTTGTAAGCCTTCCATTAGCTGCTGCTTACTTGAACTTGTGAACTTTAAGCCTTGTATCATTACCCCTTCTCTTTGCAGGTCTTCAAGGATAGGGTCACCAACCCCCGTAGAATCGACTAGGATAGGGCATTTAGGCAGTCTAAGGATAGTTTGCTTAGTATTATGCCAATCCATTTGGAAGCGGTCAAAATAAGCCACGTTTCCGTCTTCGTCTAATCCTACTATTACAGTCCAATCGACTGACTTAGCAAGGTCAATCCCATAAGCTACTACCGGCATAGTTGTAACCGGGTGTAAGCATTTGCGTATGTGTTGGCTGCCGAAGGGATTAGCTGCGTTCTCAGCCGGGTTTGCCATATACTCCTGCTCAAATACAACCTCTGGGAGCTGCCTTCTAGCATCGTCTATCTCCTGTGGGTCTATGTACGGGTTATCGTATGTCGTAAACTTAAAGCTCTGCCAATCAGGTTCGGCTTTGCTAAACAAACTAAAAAAGTAATTCTTACCCTTTGGGGTGCTAAGGAATATAGATTTACCCTTATAGTCAGTTAAAGTAGGTCTTATTGAGTTAAGCCACCCGTCTTCTAAGTTAGGTATAAAGGAAGCCTCGTCTACTATTACCAGATTGAACTTTCTACCTCTCAGGTTATCCAAGCGTTCCCCTGTAAAAAATTCAACCTTGCCACCATTAGGGAAGCTAATATTTAAGTCCGATTTGTTATTAGGGAATGGAAGGCTATTGCATAACTTCTCAAAGAATACCTTAGCTAGTTTATAGGTAGGGGTTATGTAAGCAACCTGACCGCCTTTAACTGCGGTTGTAATACATTTAATCTGGCTTAACTCCGATTTGCCGAACCTTCTACCGCACATCACAACAATGTACCTGGCTTCGCAGTCAAGTATCTTCTTTTGATTTATATGTCCGTTAGGTAGTTCTATCCGCATTAAAGAATTGTCTTGCCGTCTACAAATACTATCTCTATTCTGTTATCTGTTTGAATATCCATTTGTTCCTTTGGCTTACCATAAACACGAGTAAGCAAAGTTTCTAAACTATAAAGGCTGCCCTTCTCTAAGCTCTTACGCATAGCTGCTGCTATCGTCTTTTCAAGTATTGTTGCCTTTGGGTTATCCCATACTGTTTTAAGTTCCTCTAAATCCATTGACATCATAGCTTGTATGGTATCGTTTATCTCAGCAAGTTTATATCCCTGCTCTTTGAGTAGGCTTACATACTTTCGAGGTCTGCCGTTTGGGTTCAATGTTTCCCCCTTCTTCATTTTGTACGGCTCTATATTTTGTGGATTAGGCATCGTTGTAATTTCGCTGTTTTTAAATTGGTTCTCCGTTCTTTTTAATAACTAATGTTGGGTCAAGTTTACGCATCCTGTCTACTATTACTTGGCAGTACTTAGGGTCAAGTTCCATTCCGTAGCATTTCCTTTTTAATTGTTCTGCTGCTACCATTGTAGTTCCGCTTCCTAAAAATAAATCTAAAACTATTTTATTTTTATGTAATATATTTTCAATAGCCATAGATGCTAATTCAACAGGTTTTTGTGTAGGGTGTAAATATTTAGATGCACCATCTTTATTAATACTCCAAACGCTTCCAAGTCTTTTTCCTATTATATTGGCATCTCTATTATATACTAATGCTATTTCAAAATCGCTTAAAAAAGTTCCTTTTAAATCTCCTAATCCACCCCCACTTTTATCCCAGATTATCATATTTGTCATTTCTCCTAATGATTGTAAAAACTCAATCCATTCTTTTACTACTTTCCATGATGTCCATACAAATACAAATCCATTAGAATAAATTGGCAAATTATTAATCCAATCAGTTATGAAAACTTCATCATTTTTAAGTATGTCAAATTTTTCTGTTTTAGTTCTAAAATTAGATTGATAACTCACTCCGTATGGCGGGTCTGTAAATACCATATCTGCCTTCTGCCCGTTCATTAGCTTTTCCACTTGGTCGCTATCCGTACTATCGCCACAAAGCAATCGGTGTTCCCCTATCTCAAATAAATCTCCTAATACTATATCTGTTTCAATGCCCCCGTCTGGAACTGCAAAATCATCTTCCTCTGCTTCTACAACTTCTGCATCAAAGCCGGGTATGTCTAACCCCCAATCTATTAACTGCTGCTCATCCCAATTATTTGCAAGGTCGTTCCAATCCCATTCGCCATAGCCTACATTGTCTTTAACTATAAATTCCTTTTGTTGCTGCTCTGTTAATTCACTTGCTTTAATGATAGGTATCTCTTTAAGTCCGGCTTCCTTACAAGCCTTTAATCTCATATTGCCACCAAGCACAACCATATCATCATTTACAACAATAGGTCTAAGGTTTAGCATCTGCGGGAACTCGTTAATTGACTTTACAAGCTTTGCAAACTTATCGTCTTTAATTATTCTGGGGTTGTTAGGGTTTGCTTTAACTGTGTTGATTGGTACGTTTTGTATCATAGTATTCCGTTGATTATATCGTTTGCTTCGTCTATTGCGTCTTCTTGGTCTAAGTAAGTGTCTACATCTGCTATGTGCTTATTTATTAAAGTTTCTGCCATCGCATAGGTGTAGTTGCCTATGGTTGTCATATCGTCTCCATTCATACCTGTCTTGCATACTGCAACGAAGTAAGCCTTATGTGTAAGGAGCAGCCATATAGCAGTTAGCTTTCTCATCTGCCTTGCCCTTTATATGCTTTCGGTCTCGGATTGTGCTTATTAAAGGACTTCTTAGCAAAGCCTCGCTTTCTTTTCCCGAATGAAATTTTGTTCTTGTTCTCGCTACCTTTTGCCATTTGGTATGTTTTTTAAATGTATCTCAAATATTTCCTCAGCAGTCCACCTGTTCTTAAAATCATAGTCGTAATGGCACTCTCTACACATAGCACATAAATTAGTTATATGGTCTTGCAGTTGTTTTCTTTTACTGCCGAATTTAGACCTTGCAACTATGTGCGCTATATCTACCGCAACCTTGCCACACACTTCACAAAGAATGGTATCTGACGAATCAAACCCCATTCCTTGTAAATAGTTTAAAGTGTGTCTCTGCATAGTTTCCCCATTAAATTTTCCGTTGATTAATAATTAATTGATTAAAAAATTTAACTATGCAAATTATTTATTGTCTATCTCTTTTAGTTTGTTAATAGCCCACTCAACTCCGCTAGTGCCACCCCAACTGTCCCACATAAGACCGCCACAACCTTCGCTATATGGAACATCTTTATGCTGCTGATGTCTTTTAAAGGAAGCCATACGAGAAATAGTGTCTCTGCTAATCGGCTCTCTGTTTGCTAACTGCCTTGCTCTTGCTTTGCCTGTTGCTTCGCCACATGAACCCCACCCGTGTTTCTCTACCCACTCCAAAGCTCTCTTTGCGTTGTTAGTTGCTGATTCTGGGTAATCGGTATAGCTATCCGCGAACTTGCCACCTGCAAGGATAGCCTTCCAAACCTGCATAGCTTTCTCCTCTGTATCGTACACGCAGCCACCTTGTCCGATTTTCCATTTTCCTGAACTGCATCTTGTTACTGGCATAGTTTACTATAAATATACTTTCTGTCTAAATTTATCTCCTCAAAGTTATAGTTCTTTTTGCAGAACTCAAATAGTTTATCTCCGCTTTCCTTTCGCATCTGCTCATCATTAACCAAATCTTTGATATGTTTATACCAATCCTTTTGACTTTTAACGTAATGCACCGGCATATCTAGGTAAGGATTGACATAGCTAACAACGGCAGGGTTCTTTTTTGCAGCCGTTTCTAATACTTTTAAAT